GCTATTGTTGACTAATCTCTTATCAAAGTTTGCAGATTGAATTTGAGGAAGTGTTCCTGTTTTTAAATAATCAATTATTGCTTTTACTTCTTCTGATTCTTTTCTACTCTTAGATACAAATTTAAAAGCGAAACTATGAGTTCTAAAACTTAATCCTTGGAAAATTTGTTCACTATATGGGTTGAAGATTCTACCTGCACCAAGTGCTTCTATAGTATTCATATCAAGAGAACCTTGTAATCCTAAGAAACCTGTAAAACCATTTACTAAACTCAACATAGCATTTGTTGAGAATTCTGGTAAAGCAGCAGTTGCAGCATCTTGTAAACTTTTTGTTAGATCTTTAAAATCTTTACCCGATCCTAATATATTCATAGCTGCAACACCACCTACACCAATATCTGATCTCTTATATGCAGGTCCATATGATGTTTGAACTTGTGCAGGTATAGCGATATAAGCAGTATCAGGATGTTGTACTATCTTTTGTCTGTTGCCAGGTGTCTTTCTAGAATAAAAAGTTTCATGACCATTGTCCTTGTACGCTACTCTTTGGCGACGGATCATAATGTAATCTGTCGCAGGAGTTGGATGGTCATCAATACCATGACCATGTTCAACTGGGTTCTTTAATGGATATCGTAAAATCGCCAAGGTTTCGTCCTAAATAGAAATAACAATATAATATATTTATGCGGTATCAAGGAAAATATCGTGCTTCCAATCCCAAAAAATACAAAGGTGACCACAATAACATTATTTATAGGAGTTCTTGGGAATATAAGTTCATGAAATGGTGTGATATGACCCCTTCTATTCAAGAATGGGGTAGTGAGGAGATAATTATCCCTTACATATCACCTGTAGATGGTAAAAGGCATCGATACTTCCCAGATTTTTATGTAAAGATTCAAAACAGAAAGTATCTTGTTGAGGTAAAACCGTTAAGACAAACAATGGAACCCAAAACTCAAAAAAGAGTTACTAAAAAGTATGTTAATGAAGTTGTGACTTGGAGTGTTAATAAAGCTAAGTGGAAAGCTGCTACTGAGTTTTGTAAAGACCAAAATTGGGAATTTAAAATTATTACAGAAAAGGAGCTTAAAATCTAATGGTGTTTGGTAAAGTATTCAGTTCAATCCTTAAAGCAGTCCCTGACAGGAATAATGCGAGTACTAACTCGCTGCAAGAATTTCAAGCTGGTTTTTTACAAAAAAAGGAGAATGGTCCTTCATTAACCAGTTTATATTCTGTTAAATTTACATCTCCTCCTATCTTTAAAACTTTTATACCTTTCGGTGGTTTTCGTATTGGAGGTGGTGGTAATTTTCGATTAGAGGATAGAAATAACTCATTTTTACTAGATTACATGGCACAATCTGTCAATCTTCCTAGTAAACAAGTTACGACTGCTGCTGTTGTTACTCAAGGTTCTGCTATTAAATACGCAACTGGAGTAGCATTTAGTCAAATTAATATAACATTTCAAATTCCCAGATCACAGAAATCTAGGGCAATTTTTGAAAGATGGGTTCAATTAATAAGTAACGATGCAGATCAATATATGGATTTTTACGAGGATTATGTTTGTCCTGTATGTAAGATATATAAAATAGAAAGAGGTGGCGATAGTAAAGTAGCTGCTCAAGACTATGTTTTTGGTAGAGGAGTCCGAGAGTCTGGATATAATTCATTAGAAGTGAGGCAAAATGAAGTTACTGCTTGTTGGGAACTTAGAAACCTCTATCCTATGAATATTGGATCTGTTCAGTTAAATGGTATGGATTCGAGATTGATGACTCTGACTGTAGGATTTAACTTTGAAAGGTATAGATTCTATCCTCAAGGTCAATTTGACTGGAGAGGTTTCTTACCTAATCCAGATATTAATCCTGACGCTGTTTCTGTTAAGAGTACTTACTCATATCCTAAACAACCGAGAGGAGATGAGTCTTGGACAGATAACTTCAAGTAACCTCATAAATAAAATTACTGAATTGAAATTCTATGGCATTACCTAAATTAAACACGCCCAAGTTTAAGATGAAACTACCTTCTGATGGTAGAACTGTGAACTTTAGACCATTTCTTGTAAAAGAAGAAAAAATTCTTCTTATTGCTACTGAAACAGGTGATCAAGATAGCATGGTGAGTGCTATCAAAGACATTATTATGGCATGTACTGATATTAAGGATGTGGATGCACTTCCTACGTTTGATATTGAATTTGTATTCTTACAGATTAGAACAAAGTCTGTAGGTGAATCTGTAGAGGTAGGTGTAACTTGCCCTGATGATGAAGAGACCGAAGTAAAAGTTTCTATTCCTTTAGATGAAATTAAAGTGAAGAAAACTAAAGGTCACACTAAAATTGTGAAATTGGATGACGGAGTTTCCGTTACTATGGGATATCCTAGTCTAGATACATTCGTTAAAATGAACTTTGCTGGTGAACAAGTTGGTGTTGACCAGATTTTTGAAATGGCAGCAAGTTGCATGGAAACTGTTGCAGACGCTGAACAGGTTTATGAATGTAAAGACTTGCCCAAAGAAGATGTTATGGCATTTTTAGAAGGTATGACTTCTAATCAGTTCAAGAAAGTCCAAGACTTCTTTGAAACTATGCCAAAACTAGAGCACACTGTTAAGGTAGAAAACCCTAATACTAAAAAAGTGAATGACATCAAACTTGAAGGTCTAGCGGCTTTTTTCGGATAGCACTTCTTCATGCCAATTTGAAGAATTATTATGATACAAATTTTGCTCTAATACATCATCACAAGTGGCAAATCGAGTATATTGAAAACTTGATGCCATGGGAAAAGGAAATATATGTACAATTATTAGTACAGTTCTTAGATGAAGAGCAAAAACGTATGAGAGACCAAGAAGCAAAATCAAATGGCTAGAATAAGTGCCTATAAATTTGTAAGTCCTGTGGCGAGTGGCAGCGATAAGTCACCGTTAACTTCTGCAGCCACAAAGAATCTTACTGCACTTAATAACATTGGTTTTTCTTTAACTGGCATTGCTAATACTGTTAAAGACTTACATAGTATTTCACTTTTAACAGTAAAAAACGATAAGTTATACGAACAAGCACGTCGTAGAAGAGAAAAGAGAGAGGCAGATCTAAGGGCAGAAGAAGAATTAGAGAATCGTAAAATTCTTAAAGGTCAGAAGGGAAAATATGAAGCATCAGGAAAGAAAGCATTAGGAACTCTTTCAAAAGACTCTGGAATAAAGAAAGTATTTGAAAATATTTTTAAACCATTTAGAGGAGTGTTTACAGCTCTACTAGCATTCTTAGGTAAGATATTTGCTTTAGCGGTTACTAGAGAACTGCTTGCATTTGTCTCTAATCCAGAAAATCAAAAACAGGTAAGAACATTTTTAGAGAGAACTGCTTTTGTTTTTAAAAAGTTATATGATTTTTCAAAGTGGTTAGTAAAAGATAAGTTTTTAGAAGGTTTTTCATCATTAACAGCAAAAGATAGTACATTTGGAGAAAGATTAAGAGGACTTGGTAACCTTTTAATAGGTATCACTACATTAGGTGCTTTATTAAATCCATTTGGATTGATTGATGCTATATTAAGACTTCTTGGAATGGACTTTTATAGACCAGATCCAAATATGGTCAATACTGGTTCTGGTTCTGGAAGTGGTAGTGGTAAACCTATTAAGAAGAACAATAAAACAAAGACATTTAATAATAGAAAGATTAAGACTGTCAAGTATGACACTAAATCTGGTTCTAATTTTAAGTTAGAACAAACCAGAAAAAATAATATGATGAATAAGGTCGCACCTGAAGGTTTCAAGTGGGATTCAAAAACACAGAAATATGTATCTAAAGGTCCTGGTTTAGTAAGTACAAATCAAAAAACAGGTAACGTATTAAAATACCCTAGTATTAGTAAGACAGGAAACCGAACTCTGCTCAAATTTTTGGGCAAGAAGAATACTCTCTTATTGAAAGGTGCATTTAAACAACTTGGTGCAAGAATACCTTGGATGGGTGGTGTATTCACTGCAATTTATTCATTATTAGCAGGTGAACCAATACAACAAGCAATGTTCAAGACTATTGGATCATTGGTTGGTGGTGCTATAGGAACATTCTTACCTATTCCATGGTTAGGATCAATACTTGGCATGTATGCAGGTGAATACATTGGTGACTTATTCTACATGGGATTTAATGGTGCAACAGTCAAAGAGATAACAGATAAAGTTGTTGCAGATGTCAAAGCTGCTTTCCAAGCCGCTGTTCAAGGTGGTAAGATGGCATTGGATTTTGCTAAAAAAGGATTTAGTAGATTCTATGAAGGAATACCTAAATGGACAATACCAACGTTTCCAAAGTGGGCACAGTGGGCAGACTTCTTAAATATTGGTGGTAAAGAAATACCAAACCCTTTATGGTTAAATCCTGCCAATATGGTTGGGATAGGAAGCACTTTAATCAAGGCATTCTTTACCAATGATTCAATGACTAAAGGTCCTAAGAAAACGTGGACATTGCCTGGTTTTGGAACTAAGGAAGAAAATCAAGCATCATTAGGAAGAGCAGGAACTAAAGCAAAGAACGATAAGGAGAATTTAGAAAAAGCAAAGAATGCTCTCACAGCGATATACAATAAAAACAGAATGCCAGATGGAGCAGGTCATTATAAGTTAGGCAAATATACAACAGGTCAAATCGTCTATAAACCTGGTTTTATGGGGTATAATAAGAAATATTATACCTTTAATGGAAAGGAACT